GTTTACTTTCTCATGTGCATCTGCTACAGTCTTAACAGTCTTTTTACGACCAGGCTCTAACGGAACATGATCAAATGTCATAATTCTGAAAACTAAATCTTCTTTTTGCATTTTACGATAGTCTATCTCAAACCCTTTTGCAGGCATCTTTTTACCTGCGGCTTCGACTGCTTCAGCATGTGCAAGTTTAGATAGTCTAGTAGCACGGTTGCGTTTTGCTTCAGCTACGGTTCTAATGTTAACTTTTTCTAGTGATGGCAGTATAATATCGTACTGACCATAGCTATCGTCAGTGTAGGAACAGAAAGTGGCTTTACTGCGGTGTATTTCCGCCAATAAATCCTTATTTGTTAGATATTTTATCTTTTTTGGTTGCCCAATTGTCATAAGTAATTTCTCCGGTTATATAAGTAATATAATAGCACATAATTACAGAAATAAATAGTATTATTAAAAGGAAATTTAACCAAAATGAGTTTACCAAAAATAGCACCATTAGCCGTACTTGTAGCTGGCGTTGCGGTCGCCGTTGACCAGCAACAGAAAAACCAAGCCAATCTAAAACAGGTTTCGGACCAAGCCAAAGCCGATTTGGACAAGTTAACTAGCGAACTAGGCGGTGATATAGGTTCATCACTTAACCAAGCGTCAGGCTCTTTGCAAGGTGCAATAGCAGATGCAGAAGCCGCATTTGGGATTGATGGGGTAATAGGTAAAGTCGGCGACGGTGTAAGTGCAGTAACAACTGCCGTCGGAGGTAATTCCATAAGTAATTTTGCTGATGATGTTGGAACAGCGTTTGGTTCTGTATCCAACGGACTTAATTCAGTAGCAGGCACCACAGCAGAAATATCGTCTACAATATCTAAATTAGGTATTGGAGGTAACTTGGCAACTGGCTTCCAAGACTTTGCGGCAAATGTTGGCAAAGCAGCTGGTGTGTTAAATAATTTGTTAAGTCTCAAAAGAGGTGCAAATCTCCCTGCTGGTGGCGAACTTTTTGAATTCTCTGAAGGCGCCGGGGTTAAATTAAATCCTCAAAATCCAAATGATTGGCGGGTAAAAATTAATGCCAACTTTTCACACTTTGGTGCAAATCCGTTATTTAAAATTCTAGAAGAAACTGGAGGAGTAGTTTTTCCATACTTGCCAGAAATAACATTTTCAACAACCGCAAATTATTCACAAATAGATCCTGTACATAATAATTATCCCTTCCAGGCTTACAAGAACTCACAAGTGGACGAGATACAAATTTCAGGAGACTTTACAGCAGAGTCAAGTAAACAGGCTGCGTATTGGATTGCAGCAACAACATTCTTTAAAACGTCAACTAAAATGTTCTTTGGAACAGGAGACCTAGCAGGTAATCCACCTATCATATGTAGACTGTATGGGTATGGTGCAAACGTGTTTGACGGAGTTCCAGTTGTAATTAAAAACTTCTCAGTTACACTACCTACTGACGTTGACTATATTAGATGTACAGAAGCAAGTCAAGGTAGCAGACCAACTTGGGTACCAAGAAAAAGTAATATTAGTATTACAGCACAACCAATTTACAACAGAGAAAGTTTACGTAAATTTTCATTAGAACAATATGCTAAAGGGCAAACAGGAACAATGGGAGGATTTATTTAATGGCTGTTTATAAAAATAATTCTCCGTATAGAGATACAGGTCAAAATTCTATGTATTTAGAATTATTGAATATTAGAGCTGTACCAGCATCGGCTAGTGATGTATTATACACAATTGAACCACACTATAATAATAGACCCGACTTGTTAGCATATGATCTTTATGAAGATCCTAAACTTTGGTGGGTATTCGTACAAAGAAACATGGACACAATTAAAGATCCTATATATGACTTTCAAGCAGGAACAGCAATATACATTCCTAAGATGTCAAATCTTAAAAAGTTTTTAGGAATATAGTATGACTATTTTTAATAGGCCTCCAGTTATAACAAACAACAAGTTAAAACCTTTCAAAGGAACTTTGAAGACTGGCGAAAAAATTAGAAACATAAACGGAAAAAGTTTTGTTGTTCCGTCAGATATAAAAAAGCCGGACGGTTCGGCAACAATTAATGCATCTAATACTTTTCAAGCATCAAATATTCCTGTAGGAAGTGCAGAACTAAGAGAGAAAATCTCTGTTATTGGTCTTGATACACAAGCCAACGTAGTAGATGCATTAATTGCTGGCGGAGATTTAAAAGTAGCACAAGTAATAAATGACAAAACAAAAACAGTTGATGCCGCAGTTTCTAATGCAGATGATTTTACTGAGGGCGGAGGAGCACCAGTAGGACCAGGAACTCCAAGTCCTAGAAGAAGTTTAGAAACACCGAATCTAATTGCTAATCCTTTAGAAAAGTTTTCAACATTTAATTCACTATGGACAATGGCTGTGCTAACACCAATGCAGTTTAATGATCCAAGTACTTATAGGACAGGTGATTTAGGATTTGCAGGCCAAGACTTTGAAGGTGGTGGCATAACAGTTAAATCTGGAATTGTTTTTTCCGCTGCCGGTCGTGGCGACCAGTATAGAACAAAAATACAAGGCGGCAAGTCACCTGAATATTTTGTTGACAACTTTAGAATGACTACAGTAATGTCAGCAACAGAAAATACAGGTAACACAAATGCAATTAACTTTGACTTTGATATATTTGAACCATACAGTATGGGATTGTTATTAGAGTCATTACAAGTCTCTGCACTTAAAGCAGGCTATCCTAACTACCTAGATGCTCCGTTTGTATTGCGTTTAGATTTTGTAGGATTTAGTGCAGATGGAACAGAAGAAAAAGTTATAAACAAAGAAGGATTAAATCCAAAGTACTTTGTAATGAAACTAAAGAAAGTTACTTTTGATACAAACGAATCAGGAACCAACTACAAGGTTCAAGCGTTTCCTTACAACCACTCTGGTTACTTGGACACGGTTAATATGTTGTTCAATGACATCTCAATTAGTGCTCCAGAAAAAGGCACAGTTGAAGAAATGCTAAAGACAGGGCCTAAGAGTTTAGAAAAAGTATTGAACGATAACGAGCAGTTGTTAGTAGAATCAGGACAATATTCAATTCCAGACGTTTATATTATTGACTTCCCTGACAAGTCAACAGACTTTATAACAGGCGCTAGAGCAACATCTGAAGAAACATCAAAACAGTCAGGATCAACAGTAGACGCAGACAACCCACCAGTAGATAGTTTTAAAGCATTCGGAAAGAATGCATCACCTAGTCAAACTACAAAATCATCTTTTGAATCTAACTACATAGGAAAAGCATCATTTGGGTTTGATTCAGCAGCAGGTGGTAACTTTAACTGGGAAAATTCTGCAATGTATAGAGCAGGAGATTCTAAGTACAACGAGGAAACAGGTCGAATTGATCGTTACAAAATGCAAGTTGATCCTAAGCAGCGTGAATTCTTGTTTACACAAAAACAACCTTTAACTGATGTTATTACACAGGTTGTTCTAAGTTCAAAGTATGCAAAAGATGCTGTTAGTGGTGATGCAAATAACAATAATCTTACTCCAGAAGGATATATCAAATGGTTTAAAATTGATGTACAAGTAGCATTCTTAGATTACGATCCTATGATAGGAGACTTTGCAAAACAATATACATTTAGAGTTGTTCCGTATTTTGTCCATTACAGTGTTTTTAAAGCACCTGGGTCAGGAGTTGATACAGCAGCATTACAAAAAACAATTGCTAAAAGATACGATTACATATACTCAGGACAAAATGTTGATGTTCTTAAATTTGATATCAAGATTAACAATTTATTCTTTGCTGGATCTGCACCAAGTTCTGAATCTCAAACTAAAGATGAATCCAATCAAAACCTAAACGGAACTTCCGGTAGCGGTGTACCAGAGGCACCAAGTGGCGAAGAAGGTTCTGCAGAAGCAAAAGCACCTAACTTAGGTAAGAAAAAACAAAAACGTGATGTGTCCAAGTTGTACAATAATACTAAAGGCGGTAGTGGATATAAAGATGTTGAAACATTAGTTGCTGAAAGTTTCCAGAAAGCGTTTGTTGAAAACGGATCAGGTGACTTGATTACAATTGATTTAGATATACTCGGTGATACATACTGGATGGTTGAAAGTGGCCAGTCGAATCACATTGATGCAGCAGCTCCACGTTCGCAGACAACACAGGGCGGAGAAGCTAATTACTCAGGAGGCGAAATTTATATCTTTATTAGTTTTAGGACGCCCATTGATACAAATACTGACACTGGACTTTACGAATTCGCAAATTTAAATCCAAGTCCCTTTAGCGGAGTTTATAAAGTATTGAAATGTGATAGTGAATTTAAAGGCGGGCAGTTTACACAAAAATTAAGATGTGTTAGGATGCCAGGCCAGCCAATTGATTACGGTGGTAAACTTCCAGAAGGTTCTAAAGCTACATTACAAAAGAAAGTTGGTAATGAGCAAAAAGTTAAAACTGAAGTTGGAGAGTCTGCTCCGCCAGCAAAGGTTGATAGAACAATAACAATTGAAGAAGTAGAAAAAGCAGGAGAGCAGTTTGCTAATAATGTTCTTGCTAAGTTTGGCTTAAACTTAGATAGCATAGATAAATTTGCTGCAAAATTACCTAAAGGTGATAGTAACTTTAAATCTACACCTAAGAAACCTAAGTTGATCGAAAAGAGAAGACAATCTAACGGAACATTAGTTAACTTTAACATTGATAGAACTAAACCATTTACAGATAGTAAGGATAGTGAAGGTAACACAATTAGAATTTTTGATCCTAAGATACTTGACGGAGTTAAAACTTAATGCCAATTGAAAAGAGAACCAGATACAATACTCAAGCAGGAGGTACTTTAGGTTCTGGCGCTTATCTTGCACAGGTAATTGATGTACTTGATCCTACATTTAATGGTAGACTAAAAGTTTCGTTACTAAGAGATCAAGGTAACGCTGGTAACGTTGACGGACAAACATATCTTGTAAATTATGCATCTCCATTCTTCGGACACACACCATACGAAGCACTAGGAATGAACAAAGACGACTTTAAAGATACGCAACAAAGTTATGGTATGTGGGCAGTTCCACCAGATGTTGGTGTAACAGTTATGGTGATGTTTATTGAAGGTAATCCTGCATCAGGTTATTGGTTTGCATGTGTTCCTCCAAGGTTTGCAAATCACATGGTACCTGCTATTGGTGCAGCAGATACTAGTCCAACCGAAGACGAAAGATCATCATTAGCAGCTTTGTCAGCTGAAGAAAAGAAAAAGTTCAATACAAAAATGCCTTTGCCAGTTGGTGAAATTAACAAACGAATAAACGGTTCTCCAGATGGCGAAAACGAAATTGATGCTGAAAAGATTCCAAAGCCTGTACATCCTATAACAGATAGATTTTTCTTCCAAGGATTATTAGAAGATGATGTAAGAGGGGTTACTACTACATCTAGTAGACGTAACAATCCTAATGCAGTATTTGGTATTAGTACTCCAGGACCTTTAGACTACGGTCCAAACGGTAAACGTATGAGGCGCGGCACAAAAGAAAATTTAAGTGTTGAAGTTCCTGTTACACGATTAGGCGGAACACAGTTTGTTATGGACGATGGTGATGATCGTTACATTAGAAAATCTGCTCCACAAGATGGACCAGTGGAATATGTTGAAGCATCAGATGCAAAGACCAGTGTAGGTTTACTTGACTTACCATATAATGAGTACACAAGACTTAGAACAAGAACAGGCCATCAACTTCTTTTACATAATTCAGAAGATTTAATTTATATTGGTAACTCAAAAGGAACAGCATGGGTTGAATTAACATCTAACGGTAAAGTAGATGTGTTTGCAAATGACAGTGTGAGCGTTCACTCAATGAGCGATGTTAATATTAAAGCAGATAGAGATATCAACATGGAAGCAGGACGTAATATAAACATCAAAGCAACTGCTGAATACCAAGCACCTGATAGTTTACATCAAAATGCAAAAATTGAAGATGCTCTTAAACAAGAGAATGGTAGAGTACAAATAGAAAGTGCATTTAACACTAACATATTAATTGGTGCTAACGGAAGAATTGAAACAAGAACTTATAACAATGCAGATGATCTGCCTATTGCCGGAGACTTAGATATTTCAGTCGCTGGTAATCACAGACACTATGTTGGCGGAACTACTGATATTCAAACAATTGGTGATAGATCAGATACACAAGCAAACTGGGATATCAATACAGGCGGTTACAATTATTTAACATCAGGCGCTAATACAGAAGTTGCAGCAGGCGGAGACATTATTATGTCAGCAAGTCCTAACATACACTTTAATGGTCCAGCAGCAACAGGAGCAGCACAGGCTGACACAGCATTAACAATTACAGATTTAATTAAATACGATAACCCATTAGTAAACCCATTGAAAGACTGGGCAACTACAAAATGGCAAGATGGAACAATATCATCTATCATGAGGCGTATTCCAATGCACGAACCGTGGTTATTGCATGAAAACCAAGCACCTCAGTTTGTTACAGCACTAGCAACAGATAGAGAGGAGAAACAAAATGGCTAAGTTATACAATCAAAAAACTGTATCAGTAAACCAAGCATCAGCAGGGCAAGTAGGCGCAACAAGTTATGCGTATAAAGGATTTAGTTCAGCGAATTCAGTTGATAACTTTAAGCTGTATGATATAGATTTAGTAAAACAAGATATTATCAATCACTTTTATATTAGAAAAGGTGAAAAATTAGAAAATCCAAACTTCGGAACTATTATTTGGGATATGATTTTTGAGAACTTTACACCACAAGTTAAAGAAATGATTGCTAAAGATGTACAAGATATTATTAATTATGACCCAAGAATACAGGTAAACGCTGTAGGAGTAGATAGCACCGAACAAGGAATTAGAATCGAAGCCGATGTAACATATATACCGTTCAATGTTAGCGAGAGAATGAAGTTTAATTTCGACAGAGATAACTCCGTTATAAACTGATCATATTACATACATGGGTAAATACAGTATAGGAACCAATAATGAGCACAACGTCAAGACAAAATAATTTATTACTTAACGAAGACTGGACACGTATATACCAGACTTTCGCTAATGCTGATTTCAAATCTTATGATTTTGAGAATCTAAGACGTGTAATCATCACTTATCTAAGAGAAAACTATCCAGAAGATTTTAACGATTATATTGAAAGCTCAGAGTACCTTGCACTAATTGACGCTATTGCGTTTTTAGGACAAAGTTTATCCTTCCGTATTGATTTAGCAAGTAGAGAAAACTTTATTGAACTTGCTGAACGTAAAGAAAGTGTACTGCGTATTGCTAAAATGCTTAGTTACAATGCAAAGCGTAACTTACCAGCCAAAGGCTTACTTAAATTTACATCAGTTTCGACTACAGAACAGTTAGTTGACAGTAATGGACGTAACCTAGCAAGTCAAACAGTTAAATGGAACGATCCAACTAATACAAACTGGGCAGAACAGTTTGTTTTACTTCTTGATGCTGCTATGTCTGATAACACAAAGTTTGGTAGAAGTCAAGGAACAGATATTATTCAAAGTATTCCAACAGAACAATACAGGTTTAGAACTGCTAGTACTGATGTGCCAATGTTTACTTTTTCAAAAACTGTTGCAGGTAGACAAATGGTGTTTGAAATTTTAAGCACAACATTTAAAGGCGCAGAAGAAATTTACGAAGAAGCACCTACACCAGGTAATCAACTAGGATTTCTTTACAGACAAGATAATAAAGGGCCAGCAAGTCCTAACACAGGATTTTTTATGCACTTCAAACAGGGTTCTTTGGAGTTAGCAGACTTTACAATTGATGCACCATCAACAAATGAAAAAGTTGCAGTTGATGCAAAAGGAATTAACAACGATGATGTTTGGTTGTTTGAATTACTTGCAAACGGAAGCCAAGCCCAAGAGTGGACAAAGGTATCAAGCCTTGTAGGAAACAATATTGCTTACAATAGTTTGACAGGAGATATCAGAAATATTTACGGTGTAGAAACTAAACAAACTGATATGATTGATTTAACTTTTGCTGACGGAGTGTATGGTAACTTACCTAAAGGCTCTTTTAGAACTTACTATAGAATTAGTAATGGATTAAGTTATACAATTTCACCTGGTGAAATGAAAAACGTTAACATCTCAGTTGAGTATATTAACCAAGCAGGCATTGCACATACATTAACAATTGGAATGGCATTGCAGTCAACTGTTGCAACAGCAACTCCTACAGAGTCAGTTGCATCTATCAAAAAGAATGCACCTGCAAATTATTATACACAAAATAGAATGATTACTGGTGAAGATTACAATCTTGCACCACTAGCAACTTCACAAAACATTTTAAAAGTAAAAGCATCAAATAGAACATCGAGTGGTTTATCACGTAACTTTGATCTTATTGATGCAAGTGGAAAATATAGCTCTGTTAACGTATTTGGTACAGACGGTTATATGTATAAAGAAGAAGATGAAAAGTCACTTTCTTTTAAATTTACAAACAGATCAGACATCATTAACTTTATTAAACAAAAAGTAGAAGGTGTTTTTACAGAAACAGATGTTTACAATTTTTACTTTACAAAATACGATAGCATTTTATTTACAAGCGATAATATTGTATGGAATGCATCTACAAACGGTATTAATCAAGGTACTGGTTACTTTACAAACAAAGTTGATTTATCACTACTTAAGGTAGGCACGTATTCTACTAATAACTTAAAGTATATTACAGCAGGAGCAAATGTTAAATTTACTTCACCAACAGGACAGTCATTTAAAGACGGAGTATTAGTAACAACTGATGCAACAGATACATCACAGAAAAGTTTTATATGGACAAAAGTTATTAGTGTTGCAGGTGACGGAACAAATGCAGGAACAGGAGCCAATGCAAAAGGTATTGGACCTATTGTGTTTAATGATAATGTGCCTTCAGGTGCAGTTGCTTCAAGAATTGTTCCTAAGTTTGTAACAGATCTTTCAGATGCACTTGAATCGTCAATGGTTAATCAAGCCTTTGCAAATCTAAACTTTGGGTTGAGATATGACGATAAAGAATCAAGCTGGAAAATTATTCAAAATCAAAACTTAGACTTAACTTCACCATTTGCTTTAGGTAAATCAGGTGACATAACAAATAATAACTTAGACAGTTCTTGGATTATGGCATTTGTAAAAGACAATGATCAATATATTGTACGAACCCGCACACTTAACTATGTGTTTGGTAGTAAAAAACAAAATAGATTTTACTTTGATAAAAGCGAGAAAGCATATAACAGTTTAACAGGTAAGGTTGAAAAAGATGTTGTAAATATTTTAGGTATTAATTCTAAAAATGTTGGCACAGGATCTTTAGTACAAGATTACCCATTTGAAGTTGCAGATGTAATTAAGTTTGACGACGGTTATGAAAGTACAAAAGAAGTTAGATTAGGTTTTAGAGATTCAGACGCAGACGGTGTTATTGATAATCCAGAATCGTTTGTTAGTGTTGTTGGCGAAGATCTTGATTTAAAATATCTTTTCTTTAAATCAGAGAAAGATAATTATGGTACAACAGTATATAACTTAGTCGACCCAGCAGTAACTCCTATATTAGTAATTGAAAAAGAGTCATTGGTTAATGTTAACAATTATACAAACGGACAGTTAATATACTTTTACGATAGTGCAGAAAATAGAGTTAAGCGAGTTGATTCAACAACGAATACACTTGTATTAGAACCTACATACAGAGCAAATATTGGTAGAGATAATATTAAGTTTCAATATACACATTCAGCTAGTGAAGATAGAAGAATTGATCCTAGTGTAACAAACATTATTGACCTTTATCTTCTAACTAGATCTTATGATACAGAATTTAGAAATTATCTAGCAGGTGCTCGTATAACAGAGCCAACTGCACCAACAAATGACGAACTTAGAGTAACTTTTGGTACAGGTCTAAACGCTATTAAGTCTATCAGTGACGAAGTTGTTTACCATCCTGTGAAGTACAAAGTGTTGTTTGGCAGTACTGCTGATACTAAGTTACAAGCTCAGTTTAAAGTTGTTAAGAATCCTACAAGAAACCTTAACAATAATGATTTAAAAGTAAGAATCGTAACAGCAATGAATCAATTCTTTGACGTTAATAATTGGGACTTTGGAGACAGATTCTATCTAAGCGAACTATCGACTTATATATTAAATGTAGTTTCGCCTGATATATCAAATCTTGTTATATTGCCAAGACAGACATCACAGGCATTTGGTAGCCTGTTTGAAATACAAAGTAAACCAGACGAAATTTTTGTTAGTGGTGCCACTGTTGATGACATAGAGATTGTATCTTCTATCACGGCTGCCGAAATTGGTGCAGCAGGTAGTTCAATAGTGAGTGACACATAATGGCTGATAACAAAAAGTTTCCTAACAGTGAAATACCTATTAGAAAAAGTAAAGACTTATTACCTACTGTCTTTCAAACACCAGCCAATGATAAATTTTTATCAGGTGTACTTGATCCACTAGTTCAACCAGGTGTTGTTGATAAAACTGTAGGTTACATTGGTAAGCGTTACGGAAAAACATTTACTGGTAATGACGTTTATCTTGATACAGATCAAACACTAAGAAGTCGCTACCAACTTGAGCCAGCGGTTACTGTTGAAGAAAACCGAGAAATTAAAAAGTTTAAAGATTATATTGATCTTAAAAGCATGATCGAATTTTTTGGTAATGCTAATGAGAGAGATGATAAAACTACAGAGCAAGAACACTACAGTTGGAACCCGCCTATTGTATGGGACAAGTTTGTTAACTACAGAGAATATTATTGGATCCCTGGAGGCACACCGTCTATAGATGTATATGGACAAGCAGCAAATATCCAAAGCACATATAAAGTTGGAACAGGAATAAACAGTTGGCTAGTTACACCAGATAGCGTAACTAATAATCCTGACATTATTTTATATAGAGGACAAGAATATAAGTTTGAAATTAATTCTCCTGAAGAAGGCTTCTATATTAGAAACAATTACGATACAGGTTCACTAGAATTTAATACTAATAAAGCATACTTTCCAGGCGAACTAGCAGTATTCAATAAGCAACTTTGGAAGTGTGTTAATGAAACTAGTCCATTAGACGGAAGTAGTATTACAATTGATTCACAGGATTGGAAATTAGTTTCAAATGATGCTGGCTTTGCATCACTACTATATAGAGACGGAGTAGAAGGTAACGGTACTAAAGTAGGAACAGTTACATTTAAAGTTCCACAAAATTCTCCGGATATTTTATATTATCAAAGTGATGTTTCTCCTAACAGACTAGGTAGATTCATTATTTCAGATATTGACTCAAATACTTTTATTAATGTTGATAAAGAAATTGTAGGTAAAAAAGATTATACAACAGCAGACGGACTTGAATTTACAAACGGATTAGTTGTAGAGTTTAGAGGACAAGTACAGCCGTCTAAATATGCAGAAGGACAGTGGTTAATTGAAGGTGTAGGAAACGAAATTACATTAATTAGATTTGCTGACTTAGTACCACCACCGTTAGATACAGATTCTCCTGACATACTATTTGACAATCAAGGATTTGATACACAGCCGTTTGACGATGCATCACAGTATCCTGGTAATAAAGATTACATTACAATTTCTAGAAACAGCAAAGACTCAAACCCATGGTCTAGGTATAATAGATGGTTCCACAGAACTGTTTTAGAATCAGCTTTTAAACTTAGAAATCAAGACTTTGATTCATTAGAATCAGCAAGAGCTAAAAGACCTATTATTGAATTCCTTCCTGATATACAATTATATAATCATGGTGGAATTGCAAAACAAACAGTTGACTATGTAGATACATTTACAGATGATGTATTTTCTAAAGTTGAAGGTTCACAGGGTTATAACATTGACGGTGAGTTTTTGTTTGAAGGCGCAAGAGTTCTAGTTATTGCAGATACAGACAGTCTTGCAAACAATAGAATTTATGAAGTAAAGTTTGTAAAACACAACAATACAACACAGATTAATTTAAAAGAAACTGCTGATACACTATCAGCATTTAACGAAGGTGTATTAGTAAGACGAGGTACAGTTAACTCTGGTAAGATGTATCATTATGATGGTACAACTTGGAAACTTAGTCAAGAAAAAATTGCTACTAACCAAGCACCTAAATTTGAATTATATGATTCTACAGGTGTTGCATTCTCAAACGAAACTACATACCCTGTATCAAGTTTTGTTGGTAGCAACCTTTTAGGTTATAAGGTTGGCAGCGGAGTTGTAGATACAGAATTAGGATTTGCATTAACGTATGCAAACATTAATAATGTAGGCGACATTGTATTTGATTGGAGTTTCGAAACAGAAAAATTTACTTACACATTGTTGCAAAAACAATATAGTAAAAATACCAACACAGGTTTTTATAAAATTAATGGAGTATATGCTAACGGTTGGATAGCAACTGATAAAACTTACATACAACCAATTATTGATCAGTATACATTTAATACATCAGATTCGATAGGAATATTTAATACTGTTGAATGGGAAACACTTCCAAGCAATGCACTAATTAATTTTTATCTAAACGGTGAGTATATTAGTAACACATATACTAGAAGCGCAAATCAATTTACGTTTGATAGAACGTTCAGTATAAATGATGTACTAACTGTAAAAGTAGTTGCAGCAGTTAAACCTGATCAAGGTTACTATCAGATACCAGCAGGTTTAGAAAAAAATCCTCTCAACGAACAGTTAAAAACATTCACACTAGGACAGGCAACTGACCATTTAAAATCATCTCTTGAATTTGATAGGAGAGTTATAGGATCTGTTCCAGGAGTTTCAAACCTAAGAGATGTAGACGGTTATCAGAAACACTCAACAAGATTCATGAAGCACTCAGGCTTCGCAGCAGTTTCTACGTTACTAGTTAATGACAAAGATGTTAACATTGTAAAGTCTCTTAGATATGCTAAGTCTGCATACACAATTTTTAAACAAAACATTATTAAGAAAGCAATCGAAGTTGAATTCAATGAAAACACTTCAGACTTTTTAGATAATATTATAGAAAATATTACAAAAACTAAAACTATTGAGAGTCCTTTTGCAGACTCAGATATGATAGGTGCTGGAGCATTTACTAAAACTGATTATGTTGTTGATGATCCAGGTATTAAGAATTTTACACTTAATGAAAACTTTGACTTAACAACATTAAGTAGAAAAGCAGCATATGTTTACCTTAACGATGTACAACTTATTGTTGGAAAAGATTACGAAGTTAACGGTGCATTAGGCTTTATTACAATTAAAGGAACTCTTGTACCAGGTGATAGACTTGAAATAAGAGAGTATGTGTCAACAGCATTTAGTCATGTACCACCGACTCCTAGCTCATTAGGTCTTTATCCTAAGTACGAGCCTACAAAATATTTAGATGATACTTATAGAGTACCTAAAGATATAATACAAGGACATGATGGTAGTAAAACTACAGCATATGGTGATTACAGAGATGACCTACTTTTAGAATTTGAAAAACGTGTTTTTAATAACATTAAACAAGAATATGACCCTGCAATTTTTGATGTACAGAAAGCGTTAGGTGGATATTACGGTAACAGTACATTTACAAAAGAAGAACTAGATAATGTAATTAACCAAGAGTTTCTATCTTGGGTACAGAATACTAACCTAGGTTATACAACAAATGATTATTTTGTAGATACAGAACCATTTACATATACATATTCTAATATGACTGATCCTACAGGCAAAGAAAACTTGCCTGGATACTGGAGAGGAGTTTACAAATACTTCTACGATACTGATAGGCCCCATACACACCCTTGGGAGATGTTAGGCTTTAGTATTAAACCTAGTTGGTTCGATACAGAATATGGTGTCGCTCCTTATACAAACGGTAACTTAGTATTGTGGGAAGATATTGCTCAAGGTAAAATTGCTCAAGGTACACGAGCAGGCATATATCCAAGATACGCTAGAACAACTATTTTAAATCATATCCCTTGTGACTGTGATGGTAAACTTGTTGATCCTTTAACATCAGGTCTTGCTGGAAACTTTCAGCTTGTTAATAACAGAGGACCATTTAAGTTAGGTGATGATAGTCCGGTTGAGAATGCATGGAAAACTAGTTCAGAATATCCTTTTGCAATAACAACAGCATTAGCATTATTAAAACCATTTGATTATTTGGTACTAAACTTTGATAGATCTGTAACTAAAAGAAACATTATTAATCAATTAGTAAACGTAACGTCGGACACATTTTTAAAGCCAACAGACTTAAAATTTCCTGTAGCAGGAACAACACAAGTTGCAGGACTTGCAATGTACATTGCTTCTTATATTAAGTCTAAGGGTGCTTCTGTTGCTGAAGCACAAAAGAACATTGATAATATCAATGTTAGACTAAGTTCAAGAGTAAGCGGGTTTGTTGATAAACAACAGCAGAAGTATTTGCTTGATAGTAAAAATCCAAGTTCAGCAAGTGCAAGTGTGTTTATTCCACCGGAAAATTACGACATTATCTTTAATGTAAGTTCGCCAATTAGCTCAGTAACTTATAGTGGTATTATCTTTGAGAAAACTACGCAAGGTTGGGTAGTTAATGGGTACGATGATATTAATCCGTACTTTAACACATTCGAAACATTCCCACAACAAAAAGATCCTGTTATATCAGTTGCAGGAACTTCAGAACCTTTTGCAACATGGGAACAAGAAAAAAGATTTAATAACGGCGGCATTATTCAGTATAGAGGAACATTCTATAGAGCAACAGCTACATTTACTTCTGGAGAAACATTTGATAAAAGTAACTTAGTACAGTTGCCTGACTTGCCAGTTGCGAATGCTGTTACTGCTCAACAACGTAGAAACTTCAATAGTTTTAAAGTTAAGAAAGTTAGTTACGGAACAGAGTTTAATAAAGTACAAGACGTAGTTGATTTCTTGTTAGGATATCAAGCACACTTAAAAAGCCTAGGTTTTGACTTTGCAAACTACGATGGTACTAATCAAGTAGTACAAGATTTTGTAACAGCATCAAAAGAATTTATGTATTGGACAGTTCATAACTGGGCAGTAGGTTCTGTATTATCAGTTAGTCCGGGTGCATCAAACATGGACGTTAAACTAGCAGTTGGGGTTGCTGATAACTTGCTAGATAGTTTTTATGACTACAGTGTTTTAAAAGCAGACGGGTCAGCAATAGATCCTAAGTTTATAAATGTTTCAAGATCTTTCCAAAATATTTCAATTAGCACAACAAATACAACTGAAGGTATCTACTTACTAAAACTAAATTATGTTTTAAAAGAACACGTTGTTGTGTTCGACGATAAAACAGTTTTTAATGATACTATCTTTGACAAAGCAACAGGTTATAGACAAGAAAGAATTAAAGCTCAAGGATTCAGAACAACAGATTGGGACGGTGATTATACTAGCCCAGGGTTCTTATTTGATAATGTATCATTTGACACTTGGACACCTTACTACGATTATAAGTTAGGCGACATTGTATCCTACAGAGCATACAAATATACTGCAAAAGGTAACCACACTAGTGAAGAAGAGTTTAATGATAATAATTGGACACAGCTAGATTCAACACCTGAGAAACAACTTGTTCCTAACTTCGATTATAGAATTAATCAAATTGAAGATTACTTTGATGTAGCGTCTGAAGGATTAGGAAAGAGCCAAAGAGATCTTGCAAGACATACTGTAGGGTATCAAAGCAGAACATATTTAGAAAACTTATCTGAAGATCCAACAACACAATTTAAATTGTATCAAGGATTTATTAGAGAAAAAGGTACGCCTAATGCAATTACTAAATTGTTTACAAAACTAGGTGACAATACTTCTACTGCGGCTGTTGACTTAAATGAGGAGTGGGGTTTTAGATTAGGACGGATAGGAGGTGTTGATCAGTCAGAAAGACTTGAAATTAGATTAGACACTGACAAGTTTAAATTAAATCCTCAACCAGTATTAGTTGAAGCATCAGCACAAGATAAAGTCGATAGATATTATAGAGTTGATTCTACTAACTTTGAATTTGGTCCTACACCATTTACAACAGCAATCAATCCTGTTAGTTATGACTCTACTCCTGTTCTAACAGCAGGGTATGTAGCAGTAGGACAAACAGATGCTACAGTTACAAACAGAGATGAAATATTAAATCTTGCAATTACTACTATTAGCGATAACGATCATATATGGGTTACATTCGATGGACCTTCGTGGACTGTGCTTAGAGCTAATACAGTTTACGATTTAAAAATTACAAACGTACAAAGTAACGATAACAATGAAGTAATATTTACATTTGAGAAAGCACACTTATTAGCTGTTGATGATATATTTGGTATTAAAACAATAGCTGGACTAAATCAGTTTTGGAAAGTAAAAGCAGTAACAACTAATACAGTTACAGTACAGCATACATTAAAGTATGATGCAGATCAAGGATTTGAACCTAGTACAGGTGCTTACCCAATGCTATTAACTGAAGCACGTTTTAGTACTTACGATAACGTTGATGTAGAAAAGTTAGCATTACTAACCGACGGATCAAAGCTATTTGTAGACTCTAACGTTAACTCACGTTGGGAAGTTGTTGAAAAGAAAAAACAGTTTACAGGTAAGAAAATTATTGACTTTGGTATCATTGATCCAACAAGTGTTGGTAAAAAAACAGTTTACAGTGATACACTTAAACAAGTTATAGTTGGCATACCTGATGTAGCAAGGGTAGGAGTTTATATTCAAGGTGCAACTGGTCTATCGTCTAAGCAATTGCTTGAACCACCAACATGGTTAACAACAGATGTTACAGGATCGTTTGGTCTTGAACTGGCATTAAGCCCAGATAGCAATTGGTTGATGGTTGGCGCACATACAGCAAGTGGCATTCCTAATAGATACAAAGGACCGTTTGATGTAAATGCAAACTACCTAGTCAACGATATTGTTTTATACTCAGGAAGACTTTATAAAGCACAAGATAATATTAACGGTGACGGTAGTACTATCGACGTGTATAGTAACGAATGGGTTGAAGTACAGAAAATTAAAGCTGAACAAGATGGTTCAAATGCAGGAGACTTTGAGACAGGGGTAATATTCATTTACCAATACCAAGCTCAACAGTGGAACTTGTTTGACATACAGGTAAGTCCAAGAACTACACAAAATGAAAGATTTGGTCAGAAGATTGCAGTTAGTCAAGCAAGTAGTACAGGACCTTATTACATGTCAGTATCAGCACCTGGCTCACAAGATGCAAAAGGTCGTGTGTATCTTTACACATATGATACAACAGATGGCTGGCACTTAGACTATAATAAAAATTATAAAGGCATTTATGCTGCTGATGATTCTACTTTCTATCCTAAGGACTCAATTGTATTTTCAAATGGTGATATGTGGAAAGCATTGGTTGATAATGTTGCAGACGGAAGCTCATTAACAACTGGATCAAATGATTGGGTACTAATGGACGAAGTAACAACAGGTGCTTCGCTTCCAATATCAATTGCGACTAACGATGATGGCTCAACACTTGATGCTGGGCTACTTGATGATCAACAACTTACTGAATTAATTAAAGAAGACGATCGCTTTGGTACTTCTATAGCAATGAACTATGACGGAACAATACTAGCAGTAGGCGCACCTAACAGTGACAGTCAGTACTTTTCAAACTATAAAGGCCACTGGAGACCTAACTACGAATATGCACAAGGAGATACAGTCAAGTATCAGGGCGGGTATCATCAGTTACAAAACCTAGGACCAAGTGCAGTAGGTGCAGATAGTACAATTAGAAGTTATAACGAAGCTCCAGATGCTGGTGAACCTTGGGTTAACGTAGGTGACAGTACTAGTGTTGCTTCAGGCAAAGTTTACATTTATAAAAAGAACACTGCTGGAGTTTATAGATTACTACAACAAATAAACGCAGATGCTTTACCATACCTAAGTGATCTTGATCCAAGCGAAGTTATTAGTTCAGGTGATAAGTTTGGATATGCAATTGGCTTAGACTATTCAGGTAATACATTAGTTGTAACTAGTCCATTAGCAGACAAGAACTTCCAGAATCAAGGTAGTGCTTACGTATTCAAATATGATACTGACTCAACAGAATTTGCTTACAGGCTAAAACAAAAATTAACAAGTTATTCAGATTATCCAAATGAAATGTTTGGTCAAGATATTTCAATATCAAGCGGCACGGAAATAATTGCAATTGGTGCAACTAACTCTCCGTATGTATTGCAAACTAGATTTGATGCTTCACAAACATTATACGATAGTAATAGAACTACGTTTAGAGACTATGATGGCTTTGCTGGTGCAGTATATGTATTTGAGAAAAAAGGTACAAATGAGAAATTCTTCTTATCAGAAAAAATTGACGAAGCACTATCTTTAAATGAATCATTCGGATTTAGTTTATATGCTACAAGAAATGCTATTGTAGTTGGATCACCTAACTTTATATCACCTGCATCATCAGGTGTTGATATTTTATTTACAGGAGCCAAAACAGGTACAGTTAGATTATTTGAAAAAACTGAAGGACAAAATTCACTAAACATTATTGGCTCACAACCACAGACAGTTGACATTGATAAGTTTAAACGTATTTCATTATACGATACAGAAGATGATACAAAACTTCTTGATTTAGAAATCTTTGATCCTGCTAAAATGAAACTGTTAGCAGAAGCAGAAAGAGAGCTTTCGTATAAAGTACCATATGATCCTGCAATATATTCAAATGGTACAGCAGAAGGCGCAGTAGTTGACGATTCAATTTGCTGGAAAACTAGAAATGTAGGTAAACTATGGTGGGATATTTCAACTGCTAAATGGTACGACTATGAGCAAGGCTTAGTATCATATAGAGTAGGTGCTTGGGGTGCATTGGCTCCTGGAGCATCAATTGATATTTACGAATGGGTAGAGTCTAAGTTATTACCATCGGAGTGGGCAACAATTGCAGATACTAACGAAGGATTACCGTTAGGCATATCAGGGCAACCTTTGTATGCAGACGATAGTGCTTATAGTATAAAAGCAGAATTTAATCCTAACACAGGATTGCAAACAGAAGTTTATTATTACTATTGGGTAAAAAATAAAGTTACTGTACCAGAAGGTATTGCTGATAGATCTATTTCAGCAGGTGACGTGTTTAACTTAATTAATGATCCTTCAGCGTTAGGACAAACCTACGCAGCGTTTATTGATAAAGATAAGTTTTTATTATTCAATTATAAATCAACAGTAGCAGACAGTTCAGCTGTTCTTAATATTGAATACTTTACACAGCAAGAAAATCAAAATCAGATACACCAAGAGTATCAACTTCTTACTGAAGGTGTTGCAGATAGCTTACCAACAACTTCATTAGAAAATAAATGGATTGATAGTTTAATTGGTTACGATGTACAAGGTAATAGAATACCTGATACTAATTTGCCAGCAAAACAGCGATACGGTATTAGTTACAGACCAAGACAAAGTATGTTTGTTGATAGAAAGACTTTATTAAAAACTTTAATCACAAACGTTAATGCAATTATGCACAAAGAACCATTTGCTGATTCATTAGACTTTACAACATTGAACTCAGTTGATACTAAACCAAGTTCTTTGTTAAATTTATACGACACAACAGTTGATACTTACACTGAGTTACTTGAAGTTGGTACATCTAGAACTAAGCAGTGTTCATTACGTGCAAATATTATCGATAATGAAATTAACTCTATTGATATATTAAGTGCAGGGTTTGGATACAAGATACCTCCTACTATTGAATTTGAAGGTGACGGAACAGGTGCAGAAGCAGTTACTACAATTGACAACCAAGGTAGAGTTAATAGTGTAACAATTACTAATAGTGGTAAACTTTATACCTATGTTGCTACTAAGCCAAGACAGTTTAGTGTGCTTGTTGAAAGTGATTCAACAGCTGAAAACTTCTGGAGCATTTATGCTTGGGACGATACAAGACAATCATGGTACAGAAGTAGATCACAAGCATATAACACACCATCATACTGGTCATATGCTGACTGGTGGGACAACGATTTTGGTCCTACGTCAAGGATTATATCAGAAATTATCAGTGTTTACGAAGAGCCAACTATAAATGTTGAAATTGGTGATTTGATTAGAATCAAAGAATACGGTTCAGGCGGATGGGCAGTGTTTAAGAAAACTGCTAACGTTTCTAATGGTGCTATGAACAATTACGATTTGATTGGTAGAGAGCTAGGAACTATACAATTTTCAACAACGTTATATGACACAGCACTAAGTGGTGTTGGATTTGATAACGTAGATTCATATGATATTGACTTTTATGATAAAGAAGTTTCAAATGAACTTAGATTTATTTTACAAGCATTGAAAGAAGATATTTTAATTGGAAATTATGCAGTTGAATGGAATAACTTATTCTTTACATCTATTAGATATGTTTTCAAAGAACAAACATACGTTGACTGGGCATTTAAAACTAGTTTCTTAAATGCAACACACAATGTTGGCACATTAAAACAAAAAACTAATTATAGAAATGATAGTCTTGAAAGCTACTTAGAATACATCAATGAGGTTAAGCCTTATAGTACAACTGTAAGAGAGTATATTAGTAAGTATAATAACTTAGATACTGCAAATTCTGCAGTCGCAGACTTTGATTTACCTCCTTATTACTCAGAAGAGAAAGGTAAAATTGTTCCTGTTGAAGGCGCAGACAACATACTATCAACATATCCTTATAAATTCTGGAACGATAATAAAGGATATCAAATTACAGAGATTAGTGTTGCAAGTAAAGGTGCAGATTATACAGTAGCACCTAAGGTATCAATTACAGGTGGTAATGGAACTGGAGCAAAAGCAACAGCATACGTTTCAAACGGTAAAGTTACAGGAATTACACTAACTGAACACGGTACAGGATACACATCAACACCAACAGTTTCGCTTATAGGCGGAAACGGAACATCACCGTCACTTGCAAGAGCAGTTGCAGTACTAGGTAACGGTAAAACACGTTCTATGAGTGTTAATATGAAGTTTGATAGGATTTCTAAAACAGGTATCTACAGTAACTTTACACAAACTGAGTCATTTACTGCTACAGGGTCAACGGCTGTGTTTAATTTAACATATCCGCCAACTAGAGACAAAGCAAAAATATCAATTATTAATAATGGCCAAGTAGTTCTTAATAACGAATACACTATATCGTTGTTTACTTTAGAAACAGATGTGTACAAACAGTTAAGAGGTAAGATTACATTTGTAATTCCACCAGCTCAGAACGATATTGTTACAATTACATATGAAAAGAATGATGAAATCTTAGATAGTGTAAGTAGAATTACAAAATACTATAATCCTTCATCAGGTATGGTAGGTAAAGAGCTTGATCAGTTAATGACAGGTATCGACTTTGGTGGTGTTCAAGTACAAGGTACTACATTTGATGTTACAGGTGGCTGGGACGCACTTCCTTGGTTTACAGACAGTTGGGATAGTGTCGAAGCAGCAGCAGATTACTACTATGTTGCAGATGGAAGTACAATTGGTGTAACACTTCCTTATATTCCTACAGACGGACAAGTTATTAACGTTTACTTAAAACGTGCAGGTATTGTTGTACCTGACGATATTCTTAATTTACAAACTGAAGAAGGCGTTGATGCTCCACCAACACTTAGAATTGATGATCCTAATTATACAGACGCTTGGGATAGTTCGATAGCAACCAATCCTCATGCACAAATGCCAACATTTATAGGTGACGGCAGCACAAAAGTTGTAGAAGTAGGCGCATATGTTTCAACAAATCCAGGAGATATCTTAATTTTCCGTCCTGCAGAAAGCGATGGTGCTGTAACTATTAATGATAATAACTTGCTAGATACAAAATTATCAGGTGGTACTTTATCAGCAATGGGTGGTGCTTATGCAACCGCAACAGGAACACGAGCAGAAGACATTTCAATAGACGGCGGCGAATATACTAGCCCAGACCAAGTTCCTGCAACAGAAGAAAACGTACCCGGACAGGTTTTAGACAGTTTAAGTATTAAAGTATTCCATTCAAATCAAAATGCAACAGGTGCTCCTATTAAGTCTAATGTTAGAATAGGTGACGGATCAACATTAACATATCCTATAGGACAAAAAATTATTGAAAACAAGTCAGTGATAGTATATGTTGACGGCTTAAAAGTTGAACCAGCAACATATACAGTTAGTGTTACTAACAGTACTATTGAATTTTCAAGTGTACCAGCACAAAACTCTAAAATTGAAATAGTTTCAATTGGAATAGGTGGTGTATCAATACTTGATTACCAAGAATTTATTGCAGACGGTGATACTACATTATTCTTAACCAATGCAAATTACGCTGACACTTCAAATATATTTGTATCAGTTAACGGTGTTCAGTCTGACACTGGCTTTATATCTAGCACAGACTTATTGCCTGACACACCAAATAGAACATTGGTACAATTTGGTATAAAACCTGATAGACTAGCAGTAATTAGAATAGTTGCATTTAGTGCAGCAACAGATGTTGATAGTTCATTACAATCTCTAATTAGAGTTAACCAACAAGAGTTTACATATGACGGTAGCACTAAGAGCTATGACTTAGATACATTTGTACAATTAAGTAGAGATAGTGCATTAGCATCAACTATTGTTGAAGTAAACAATAAAAAACTAAAAAGTGTTGATACTGTTTACAATATCTACGATGGTGTAACTAAAAAGTTTGTAATAGGAGTTGATCCTATTGTATCATCAGGTTCTATTGTTCCTAACAATATTAAAGTTTTTATTAATAACGAATTAAAAACATTCATTACAGATTACGTTTATAATGGTACAACAAAAGAGCTTGAGGTTACTGCGGAAAATTTGACGGTCGGTGATGTTATTAAGATTGAAAATAACCTAGGAGCAGAATACTCTGTAATTGGTAACAACATTGTTATTAACGATTCAACAGCACTAACATTAGGAGATACTATTGATGTTACTTGGTTTAGTGAATATCCGTCCATGGATATTGTTAGCGATCTATATACAGGTGGTAAAGCATTTTATCCTATAGCATTTAAACCATTGGGTGTAAGTTACACTTGGGTTTATAGAAACAAAAATAAACTAATACAAGACGTTGATTATAGACTAGATGTTGAAAGAGGTGTTATATATATTGAAGGATCTAATAAAGAAACAGATGTTTTTGAAATTATAGCGTTTGGTTCTAATGTATTTGCACTACCAAGTGCTTATCAACTTAGCAAAGACATGTTAAACATTAATAGATACTCTAGATATGCTATCACTGATAGTTTAGTATTAGCAAAAGAATTAACTTACTATGACGAAACTATTACACTTAAAGACGCTTCTTCACTGTTTGATCCTGTTGCAAGTAACAATGTACCAGGCATTATTGAAATCGACGGTGAGAAAATTGAATACATAACCAAAAGTGGTAATGTACTAAGCAACTTGAGAAGAGGTACACAAGGTACAGCAATTAAGACTTTAAGCTCAGTAGGAGAATATGTGGTTGATATAAGTACGGATCAAACTATTCCGTACAAAGATACACATTCAAGAACAGATTTTGTTAGTGATGGAAGTAGCCAGTTAATTGGTCCTCTTCCTTTTACTCCTAAGCTAAGTACTGTTACAGATTGGTATCAAGGTACTATTCCAGCAATTTATGGAAGATGTGACTCGATTGAAGTATTTGTTGGAGGTAAGCGATTACGCAAAACATACATAGATCAGTATAACGAAACTATAGGTTCAACTAGCCCGGCGGGCGATGAGAAGGTTGAAGCTGAATTTAGTGTTGACGGATCGTCAGCATATATTAGACTAACAAATGTGCCTGCGGCAGGTACACGAATTAGTATTATAAAACAACAAGGACAAGTATGGTACGATAGAGGCCAAAATACTGCTACATCAGGCGTTACACTGCTTAAAAACAGTACTCCAATTAGTCAGTTCATTGCTGCCAATACATCGAAGTTACCTGAATAAATACACTATGAAACTGGAAGATAAAAATA